CTCCATACACATCAATATTTTTTGATGCAATTACAGAACCGCCAACTTTACCAGAAAAGTTTGTTTCTGAATCTGCACCATCTGGGTTGTTAAGATAAGCACCACCTTGAATGTAATAGCTACCAAAGGCATTACCATCTTCGTACCCTAAATGCACGTCAGTTCCGCTCCCTGTGAAATTTTTCCCCGTGTAAGAGCCATTGTTCTCTACTGATAAGTAGAAACCAGCAAATGCAGGTGTTGATAAAGCTGAAGCAGCAGCGATTGTTAGTGCTTTTTTAAGCATTATTAAAAAGAATAAAGCTCAATAATAATCCTTTTTGAATTAAATTCAACTTTCGGGTGTTTCTGTTTGTAGTTCGTCCTCTTTATTTTGCTCATCTATTTGTTGTTGTAGTATCTTCATTGCTCCTGTTGTTTCATGCAAAGCAACAACTAATTGTTCTCTTTCAACAGCTAATTGTGTAAGTTTTTCCTGTAAATTCATTTATTCGTAGACTTTTTTACCTGTGACAATAGCAGCATCTATAGCTGTAAAATCTTCACTTGTCCAAATAGAAGTCGTTTCATCAAGTTTTTTGTAATCCTTAATAATTTCAAGATGCTGAACATTACGCTTGATACGATCTTTCCACTCATCAGTTGTTTCATAGTCACTTTTAGCTGTATCAGTATTGATGAGGGTTACACTATCACCCGCAGCAGAAAAGATACTTGCAATTTCTTCTGGTGTTCTTTCTTCCATAATTAGAAATAGATTTGTTTATAGTTTACCCTGCTTCGAGGGCTGTGACTTTTGCTGATAATTCTTGTACTGCTTTTACTAAATGCCAAGTAAGTTCATCTGACTGTACGTTTTTTATACCTCTATCATCTTCAATTACAGCACTTGGAATTACAGTTTCTAATTCTTGTGCAATACACCCTACTTGTATACCTGTTTTTTTAATTGCTAGTTGGTCGAGATTATACGATTGTAAAGCTGAATCTGTAATTTCAGAGGCAGTTCTATATTCAAAATTTCTTACTTTTATTTGATTTATTTCTGCTAAACCAACAGTACTATTAACAATATTTTTTTTAATTCTTTCATCAGATGTTGTGTTCCAACTAGATGTATTTCCTGTGTTAAAGACACCACCTTCTCCTACAACTCTAAATGAATTATCTGCGGCATGTGAGCCGACCCCTTGACCTAAAACAACGGCTCTTGCTCTTGTACCAGTATCTACATCAGCAGGGCCACCGATACATACATTATTAGATCCTGTGGTAATTCCATCGCCTGCATTGAGTCCTACTGCGACATTTGCTGTACCACTACTAACAAGCCCTAATGAATTAAATCCCACGCCCGTATTATCGCTGCCTGTGCATGAAGTTAAAGATCCTTTTCCAACTGCTGTGCAATTATTACCTGATACTATAGCGTCCAAAGCCAGAGCCCCAATCGCTACATGTGACCCACCGACTGTACAATTGAAAAGTGCATTTTTTCCAAGCCCGACTGAATTTGCCCCTGTAGTGTTATTTTCCATTGCACTCCTTCCAAGTGCACAGTTATCTGTACCTGAAGTGTTTTCCAGTAATGAAAGATGTCCACAACCAGTATTATCATTTGCAGTGTTATTAAATAATGATTGTTTGCCAATTGCAACTGTATTATTAGCAGTAACACAATTAAATGAAGCACTTTCTCCAATGGCGACATGGCTTTCGCCAGTTGTCAATTCTTTTAGCGCGTCTCTTCCAATCGCTACTGAACCACCTACAGAACTAGAACCTGTAAACTTGTTCAAAGAACCTTTTCCAATAGCTACTGAATCACTCCCAGCAACATTTGACTCTAATGCTTCCATTCCAATAGCTACGTTGTTATTGCCCGAAGTGTTGTTTGTTAATGCCTCTGATCCGATACTGGTATTTCTGATACCGCTAGTGTTATCAAGCATACTTTGATATCCCATAGCTGTATTGTCATCTGCGGTATTTGAATTTAAAGCATTGTAGCCCACACCAGTATTATTATTACCCGTTTCGTTTTGCTGAAGAGATTGTCTTCCAAGAGCGGTGTTTCTAAGACCTGAAGTGTTCTTTATAGCGGCTTGATATCCAATTGCGACTAAATCATTTCCTGTATTAGCTTCACCCGCTTTATATCCAATCGCGACACACCTAGATCCTGTTGAAAGGTTTTCTAAGGCATAAGCTCCCATAGCCACGTTTTGATCACCCGTAGTTAAATTTTCGAGTGCTTCATATCCCGTTGCAGAATTTTCACTTCCTGAAGTAAGTTCTGTCAAACAATAAGTACCTACGCCAGTGTTAACGCCAGATGTAGTAACGGCATCTAAACAAAACGCTCCCACCGCTACATTATTTCCTCCTGAAGTAACGTTTTCGAGTGCTTCACATCCCAGTGCGGTATTTCTTACCCCTGAAGTTAATGAAGTTAGTGCATTATTGCCTATTGCCGAGTTGTTTCCACCTGAAACAGAGGCATCTAAAGCATTTTCTCCAAAAGCGGTGTTACCAGAAACAGAGTTTGCTCCTTTACCTATATTTACAGAATTTATTGTTCCATCAACAGCAAAGGCTGGCCCACCCGCTAACGTAAATAAATTTACATGAGCGTTATTGGCGGTATTTCTCAGCTGCATAATACTTGATGTTGTATTAGCAAAAAATTGACTTGCGTAATTTGTACTAGGTGCTGAAGATCCAGAATTATTACTTGAAATTGCTAATAAAACACTATTTATATCAGCCCTGACATTTGCTCCTGTGGAGTTATCTATAACATAATCGTGTTGTGCCATTTACTAATCCAAAATTTTCTTTAAGTATATCCTAAAGCAACATTAACTACCACGCCCAAAGCCAGTAGCAGCATATTTAAAGTTTCTGTTTACATTATTTCCGTTCAAATCTTTTATATCTATATCAAAGCCACTGCCAGTAATATTTGACAAAGTAAAAAAATCACCCTGAGATTGATTTTCTATTGTTATTCCTATTGATGGCAAAACAGAATTAGCAGCTACAGTTGTTCCTGACTGACCTGTGAAAAAGCTATCTGTAAAAGTAACTGATTTTGTAGAAGTTCCGCTTGCTATAAAACCACCAGTTGAGGCTGCTGCATTACCAAGACTTGTTTCAGTTCTACTATCTAATTCAGCAAAATATCCAAGCTGATCTATTTCAATTGATTGCGCTGGGTCAGTAGATAAAAGATCACATTTAAATTTAAAACCTCTTGCAATATATGTGCCATTTACAAACTTTTGATAAGGTTCAAATTCTGCTGAATAAGTACAATTTCCACTTGTGTTTAAAGAAGTCGCGGAGGTCAAAAGAAATGTATTTGCATCAGGTACAGATTTAATAATATAGTCACCATCAACACCCGTTCCAGAAGTAAAATCAAGAGTTACAAGACTCCCGACACTGTAACCATGTGATGATTTTGTGATTGTAATTATGTTGCCTGCACCGCCAGAACCATCATTAATTGTATATGTGGCCGATACTGACAAATCAGGATCAGAGTCACTTGTGGCGACAGATAAGGTGGCGTTCACATTAAAGGCGGTCGCCCCGTCAAAATCTGTCCAAGTATCAACATTAGCAGTCCTTTTATCAATTAAATCATTAGGCAAAAAACCTTGAGTGACAAAATGCCTGCGAAGTTTTAAAGGTTGTTTTCCTCCAAGATCAAGAGTTGATTTAAAAAAGTATTGTCCACCTGTTTGAAAGTCAACATTACCAAGGAAATCAAAATCTGCTATCGCATCGAAATCTGTAACATCATCTATTAAATCTGTAGAACCCAAAACAAGACCATTAACTTCATCAGAGAAAAAACAATCGTCTCTAACACCTTGAAAAGGTGGGCTGTCTAAATCTTCCCTATCTTCTAAAATTGTTAACTTTGGAAATACATCAGGTTTGGTATTTATATTTTTTATTGATGCGGCATTTGCACTAAGTCGCCCTCCGTCATCCCTAAAAGCAAGTAAATAAGTTCCATTTATAATATTCGGCACAATTGACTCGCTTATATTTCCAGAAAGTTCAGGGATAACATCGATAGCATTTGTAAAAGTTGCATCTGTAGTTAAGTTTGAACTTCTAATAACCACGTTTCCCCCATGTACTACATCCACACTTGTCGATTTATCAAAACGTAATCTTACAAATTGATCTGACAAAGGTTCTATCTGTACATTCTGCACATCATCAGGTAAAGCGGTTTTTCCTATAGTCGTAAATGTTGTTGTTGCGGGTGTAATACTTGGCTTTCCTAATGCGTTATAACTAAAAACTCTTACTTCATAAGTACCATTTAAAGTTTCAAAAATTGTAAAATCTGATCTTGTTATACGTTCAGAGATAAAGTTTTCATTCTGAAATCTATATTGAACCATATATTCAGTTACACCGCTAACAGGTTGCCATTGAATAAATAATTTACTTACAGCCCTGTTATTTAATACCACTATCTGCTCTGTTCCCTGTAAGCTGCTTGGTGCATCTTTTAGTGCAGTTAGAGTTGTAATTGTTCTTGCTGGTAATGCTGTGCCATCTTCTACAAAAGCATATTTATTTGGATCATGAACAACAGCAACAATTTGATAATTTAATAATTCTTGCTCTGTAACTGATACAACTCTAAAAGTTTGAAGTTCAACAGATGTATTTTCTATAACCCAAACACTGTTTGTTTGTGGCACTGAACTAAATGCAGAATCTACAGTTATAGTTGAATTTGTGACGTCACTTATTGTTTTGGTTTCTAATGTGCCGTCAGATAAAATTACAGATAAAGTTGCTGAACCTGTTGTCGCTAAATCTGTATTGTTTTGATCGTCAACAATAATCTGTGTTGTAGAAACTCCTGTTTTTATACGTCCTCCTCTTCTTACCCCTGCCCTCATAGGATCTGCAATATTTATAACAGTTCCAACCCTGACTATTGTTCCGCTTTCTAATGATGCTGTAAATGTCACCGTTTCAGCCTCTCTATTCTGCGTGTACAAAAACCAGCGGCCGAGTCTGGCCGCTTGGCCTCTTGATGTACAGGCAAAGCCATTTAAATTTTTTGTTACTATGCCATATTTTGCTTGCAATGCTGTATCTTCAGTTGTCTCATAATCTATCTCGGCTGTTTCCATATCAAAGTAAGAAACATTAACAACAGTAAATTTTGTATCTTTACTTGCACTTGAATAAGAAAAACCAGCTTCAGAAACATTGCTTAAATTGTAGATATAGCTTGCGTCTGTGGGTTTATCACAGCTTATATTTACTGCCCCTGCTGAATAGAAAGGCATTGCTCTCATAACAGAGGCTAAATTATTAATGGTATCGTAAGCAGCCCTTTGAGAATTAAGAACTACATTGCAAGAAAATCTGGCTTCAGTACCACCAGCCCCATCATCTACTTGTTCACTTGCATATTGACTGGCAGAGAAGAAGCTAAAAACATCTAATGATGATTCTGCAATATGATCCCCAAAACCTTTTGACGTTGTAAGCAAGTCATATAAAATCCAAGCTGGATCATTTGAATATTCTTTATCTGTTTTAAAAGTTCCGTTAAATGTACCGCTATAGCTTATAGAACCATCAGCCCTCACAGTTCCATTATGAGGTATTTTTATCTTTGTTCCTCTGATCCTATACATTCTTTGAGGCTGGTTTGGAAAAGTGGCAGCGTCAAAACGTAAAGCTACATGAGCAAAATTTGCATAAGCTCTTGATTCGTTAATTATTTCTGTAAAAGATGACCATTGAAAACTATCTTGTAGAGTAGTTTCTGTACTGTCTGCTGTGGTTCTATTTACTCTGATAGTAACAGGGAAGCTAGTCCCAGATGGCAAGTTAATTTTATAATCCCTAAAATATGTGCTTGCAGTTCTACCTTTTACAGTGTCAGTTATAACAGTTGTAGTTGTGCCATCATTTTCTATTGTTTGTATTGTAAGAGCAACTTCAGCACCATTAATATCTCCATTATCTTCAAATTTTTGAAGTGTGGGAAAACCAAGAGTGACTCTTACAGCATCAACATTTGTATTTGAAATTGATCTTGATACTGGTGTTGATTGTGTTACTGTTACCCCTACGCTAGTTTCTGATTCTGTCTCTGAAATACCAGCAATCGCTGTTTGATCTGATGTCCCAAATCTGGGTTCAAAGGTAATATTAGGAAAATTAAAATCTTCATCACTTGGACTTGTACCAGCGGCTTGCTGTAATACCTGAGTATTATTTAAAAATACGTCCTTTAATGCTGAAGTATTATATTCAGTCGAACCTTTGCTGCCTGTAGCACTAGGAAACCCTTCTATTTCTCCTGATCCAAGTAACTCAATTAGCGTTTGAAATTGGACAGACTGAAGTGCATCTTTTGGTAAATCAGGAAAATTTTGTGGAAAGGATTTTTCTAGAAAACCAGATTTAATTATTGCTCCAAAAAAAGGCATTATGTTGTCCCCTCTTTCTGTACAGTATCAATACCAGAACTGATTACAACTGAACCTGTAAAAACTTCTCCATATATTATTGGAATTGGAACACCAGCCCTAGATACGTTTTGAATCGATCCAAAACCAAAGGATTGAAATGTAGGATCATTCTGTGAAAAGCTATCAGCCATAACACCAGTTGGAATGTCAGGTTGTGGCATTAAAAGTTGCGTTGCTTCGTTTATTAACATATTTGTACCAATCGCTGTTAAGCCTCCCCCAATAATTCCTCCAACAGTTGTTCCAAGTATTCCAGCACCTAAAAAACCTACACCAGCAGTTGTTGCAGCAGTTACAGCAGCCCCAGCCCCAATTCCAAGTAAACCTATTGCAGCACCTTTAGCACCAATCGCAATAGGAATTATCTGTATATCTTCATCACTTTGTAAATTTAATAAATCCTCTGTAATTTCCATACCGCCCATTTTTATTTTATAAAACTGATTCATCATATGATTTTCAACCTCTGGAAAGTTTGCAATCAAAAAATGAAATGCCTGTTTTGGACTATTAACAGCCGCTTCAAAATATGATTGCCCAAGAAACTTTCTTAATCTCCCATAAACTTTTATTTTTTTAAGCTTCATATCTATAAACCTTTTTTGTGGCCTCTATATATCTTAAATCATATAATTCTCTACAAACTTTTTCAAAATATGGATTTTCGCAGAAAGTTTTTATACTTTTAGGTCTTTCCCAAAATTTTAAATTTATTTGTTTTTTGTCTAAAAAATAATCTGTAATTAAACTCCAACAATCATGCTTGCCCCAAATCCATGTGCGACCATATAAACCAGATGAATAACCAGACGGCTCAAAATCTATCCAGTTTTTTTGCTCAACACTATATATATAAAAAGGCAAACCAAGATGCTCACATGATGCTTTATCTGCTTTAGATGGTAAAGCAGAACCATAAGCATGAGAATGAATTATTCCAATAAGTTCTCCCTTATCTTCACAGTCTGCCCAATTATCTGGATCTATAACAAAAAACTCATCTGGTGACTCTGAAAGGTTTTCACAAGGCCAATAAGTTTCTTTGCCTTTGATAATAGCCAACAAACCACAGGACTCCTTAGGAGCTTGTTTATCAGCGTGTATAGCAGCTTCTTCTTTCCAGTTCATGCGTTTACAAAAGTACCAACAGAGGGAAAATCTTTTCTTGTTACTTGTAATTTAGGGCAACGAATATTATTTAGATCAAGAACACTAGCTAATTCAAATTGAACAATTTCTCTATTTTCTATAACTTTTCTATCAATAAAATATATTTCCTGTGGTAATTCTGTTGTGCTTGAAGGAGTGCCAAATGGATTCTGATTTGATGGAAAGTTTGCAGCGTCCAAAAATTGTGCCATTGTTCTATGTCTTATGAATTTTGCTCCCTGCAAGTCATTGAAAGGTGTTGTGGCATTTGCTGTTGCCATCAATGCAGTTATAGTTCCAAGAATATTTGAAACAGTTAAAGTAGGTCTTGGTAGTGTGCCTTTACCCGTGTATTCAAACCCTTCAGCAATTACTGGAAACTTATCGTATGTGTTGCCCTGCCATATTATTGAAGCGTTACTGTTCATACCCACACCAGAATGAAAGCGGCTTACATTTGTTGAACCATGCAATGCAGAAACTAGAGTTATTGAATACAACTCTATTATTGATTTATTAGATAAAGATTGAAGTTCTGCGGTAGGAATTGCCATTATGGTTCAAATACCTCTTCAAAGGTTGTTGTGATTATAGACCTGTTATTATATGGGATTTGTTTTGACCAAGATTTACAAATAAATTT